GGAAAACCCTCGGTATCCCGCAATGTAGCCACCTCATCCTTTAGGTAAGTCAGGTAATCAAGGGGATCGGTAGGCGGCTCAAATCCCGATGTGTAATCGGTAAGCAGGCCATATTTGCCTTGGAATGCTTCTACAAAATCATCCACATGATCGCCGATTTCGGTGTAAAAAGCCTCTAAAGCCTTGTGTTGGCTATAACTTTGGCTTGCCAAATGTAGGATATGCGTACCCGTTACGCTGTTCAATAGGCACATGACAAACTGCATTACTGGATCGGGGCCGGTACGTTCCACGCTAAATTTCATGGTATTTCCTTGATCTTTGTAGCCATTGGCGTAAGCAGCCCGTGCAACCGCTTGGGCTTTGGATTTGGTGGGAAATGGGCCTTTGCTGCCCCAATACCATCCAGAGTCAGTCTTTCGGATAGGCATAACCCAATTGTACTAGCTTGTCCATTGTCTTGATGTGGGCTTTTGTCCACATTTCTTTACGCTCATCTTTACTTAGGGTTTTCCCTTGATCTAGTTCCATGTGGCAGTCATGGCACAGGCTGGCAATGTAGATGTCACTGGCCTTGATCCCCTTCCCCTTCCCATGCTCGGCCCAGTTGCTGTGGGCAGCGCACACCGTACTGTCATTTTTACCGCAATTTTGACAGTGCAATGTGCGGGCCATCTGTAGTAGGCGTTTGTCGCGGACGTACTTAATCTTCAATCGCACTGAATTTCACCCCTTGTTGCGTTCCAAAAGCATAGGAAAGTTCAATCAGTTCGTTCATTTCGGCCACCTCCATGTTGCGGGTGCTGTACCCAAGGACAACAAACCCACCGTCAATGCCTGGGACTACCTTCTGCCGTTTAAGGGCGGCAGTCAGCACATCTTTCCATTCATCTTTTGTCAGTTTGTGGCCGTGCCAATCTACTTGGTTTGCTATGTCGGCTAAGTTTGCCCACATTATTCGGTTTTGTTGCGTTGATCTCATGTGTATTGTTTTTTTAAATAATCTACTGCTAGGCCCAGGGTAATTGGCTCATTTGGTGGCCGCCATCGCCCGTTCCAGCGAATTTCTAAGACATCCATGTTGGCAAAGTCTATGTCACCCTGCCCCTGATAACCACAAAGGAATGACACCGCATACCGCTTTGGAGGCTGATGACAGGCATCGCAAAGGCGCTCGAGGGCCAGGCGCTGGCCGTACGGCACGGCAGAACCGTGATACTTGGCCTCGGCAAACACAAACAATGTGTCCCCAAAATCCAAGAACATATCCAAATCAGTGGGCGTGATCTTGCCGTAAGTCAGGCCGGACATATCGGCAATCCGCGCTTTGTACTCGCGGTTTTTAATCTGGCCGCGCATCAATCACCCTAAGTACGCTTAACGCCGCTTCCGGCCCATCAACCCTTGACAAAGGCCCACCGTACCAATTCTCAAAAAAAGTGTCTTGTAAGGCCGTTAAACGCTTTTTAGGGCCATCCTTGACTTCCATCAAGACAGTGTGGCCTTTGTAGCCAACAAGTAAGTCCACCGGAAGGCCAATAATCCAAACGTTTGCACCTGCCGCCCGTAGTGCGCTGACTACTTGCTCCTGGTTAGCGTCAACCCGTGCTGCTCTTCGCATTCATTTGCTCCAGTATGTAATCTTTGATTCCTTTGTACAAGTCCTGCTCTTCCAATTCCTTCACCCGCCGCCATGCATAATCTTTTGCGCCAGGTATACGGCAAAGGGCTAGGTAATGGGCAAACATCTTGTCTCGGGCCTCATCAGGGTTGAACACGTTTATTTAACCAATAAGTCCAAATTGCACCACCGGCAATTTTTGCGACAAATTGCATTGCCACAATTTCGGGCATAAACTTGCCAAAAGCAATAGTGGGAAACAACAGACTGTCTACCGCTGCCCCTGCCACATTAGAACTATTGGCGCGAAATAACCAAGTCCCTTTGATTTTTGTAAACACCGCCCAATCAATCAATGCTGCGGCGGTAAAAGAAACAGCACTTGCAATTGCGATCATTCCTGCGCTTTGATCTAACCCATAAGTAAGCAATCCTGTGCCAACAATTAATGCGCCCATCTGAACCGGCTGAAGTTTGACTTGCAACCAGTCCCGCAAAGCCAAATCAAAACCAATAAACACAAATGCGTTAATCGGGCTAATTGACGGGCCAAAGGTTGCCACTAGCATATTGGCGACTGTCATGGCGACTGCATAAGCAATAAGAGCAAAAATCATATAAGGCTTTCTTGTAAAGGTTTAATTTCCCAAAGGGAAGGTGGGTTGGTTGAATCAATGCGCTTTGCCATGCAACCAGCGCAAACTATGCCTTCTGCATGATGTAATGCTACGTTTGTGGAATCTGCACTTGCCAAAGGCCAAGGGCCATCAGATTTTCCTAGCATTCGCATTCCATGAACCCAAGGAATTTGTCTGCCGTATGTTTTAACCAAAACATTAAACGCCTCATCCATTCGCGCATTCCATTTTGGCGTTCCAATTTGTCAAAATTCACCTGATGAACCAAAGCATACCCGTCCCCAGGCATCGCACAGTTCAATCAAATAAGAAATTGGCAAACCAAGATGCCAAACAGGAATTCCAAATTCTTTGCGAAAAGGCCAAGTTTTTGTCATTTCCCGTTGTTGTTCAACGCTGCCATCAATAACATCAGGCACAACACCCCAATGAGGGTGAGCAAGAATAGGATCAATCCAATCGTAAAACCCGTGCAAGTCAAATTCATAGCCTTTTGTTTTTGCACTAAATGCTCCATTGTCTAGCATTAAAGATTGTCCAAGGCGTAAGCATCTTTTCAAATCAGCCGGATGCGCGTAAGAAATACAGAAGTTTTTTCCACCCATTGTTTCAATTGCTTTCATGGGCGATATGGGTGTGCCGTGATAGTGAATCACACCGATGCCGCCAATGCGTCCCGCGCCATCTGCACAACGGCGACAGGCTTTTTACGTCCCGCCGCATATTCGTCCAAGATTCTCCGAGCCCAAGCCTTTGGGTCAACTCCTGGCCCCATCCGCAGTTGAGCAAGTTTTGCCAACTCTTGTTGCACACGCTCGGGATCGGCGGCTGGCTCAGGCAGGGCCAGTGGTTTGACAACCGGCGCTTGCATACACAAATTCTTAAACTGGATCAAGTTTGGTGGGCGCTCGGGCAAGTGATCTAAGGCGTAGGAAATGGACATCATGGCTTCTTTGGATTTCAAAAACCCAACCAGTTCGTGCATCCAAAATGACTTAATTTCGTTTAGCGGGGCGCTTCCCAGCGAGTTGTCCCATGCGTTCCCGTAAGTCATGGATAGGCGTTCAAAGAGTCGATCAATGGGTTGTGTCATCTTCAATCTCCAAAAATGGTGAGTATTCGGACGTTCTGCCTGTCATGGCCTCCCATCGCTTGCGCTTGAAATCGTATTCCTTCTCGGCAAAGGATTTCTGCCCTGCATCCTTGTCCTTCAGCCATTCGGCTTTGAATCCTGTCCAACCCCTTGCACAACAAGTTTCTAGAGCGGCTTGAAGGCTTATCCCTGCTTTGCCGGCTTCCTTGATGATGCCGTTCAAGGCGGTTTGGGTTACCGCGGCTTTTTTGGCCTTGCGTAAAGTTAACCAATCCTGCCAAACAATGTCAGTCACACCGGCAGGTGGGACAACTGTATTTTTCTGTGTCTTGGGTTTTGTGTCTTGGGTAATGGGTACTGTGTCTTGTGTAGCATACCGATCGGATTGCGTTGGCAATGCGTTCGCATCCTTTGATTTGCCCCATCTAGCCTTGGCACTTTCGCTGGCCTTTTCTGACTTGATGCCAACTTTTAGGATTTCTTGCAATACCCGCAAATGGATGTAGCCATCTTCCCTGCGTTCGAAATACTCACGCAATACGATTGCAATGCTTTCGCTATGCGTTCGCATACGAATCAATCGAGATATTTCATCAAGATTAACTGGTAACGGCTTTTCGTGGAGATAGCACCAATCAAGCATTCGGCGATAAGCCAAATCTTCTATTTCAGAAAGGTGGGATGTGTGCGACTGATAGTCACCAATGTTGAATTGGTAGTAATGCATTTTTACTATCCTTGCACAACTTCTGATGTGTTAATTTTTTGTGTAGCAATACGCCAATCACCTTTACAAAAAACCAATACATTTTGATGTGTTTTAGCCATTTTTCGGCCAGATTCAAATTGCTTTGTAACTCGCATTGAAGCACTTGCAATGCTTGTAGCAAGAATTGCTTCGTTATACAACTTGGCCCCCGCTATTTCAAAAGCACCTATTGTTTCACTTACAAAATTACGGTAAAAACCTTTTTTATCTCTAAAGTCACCAACAACAAAACAAGCAAACGTATCATCTTTCATTTTTTGCACAGAACGCAAAATTATCCGCTTGTATGCGGCAATAAAAGTGTGCCATTCCATGTTTGATAAATCGTGAGGATCGTCCGAATACACTTCCAAATCACCATAAGGCGGACATGAAAAAACCATATCCGCTTTAGGCGCATCAGCAAGCGTTTCCATGCTATCACCACAAACCCAAATGGGCTTAATTGAAGTTTCTATGTTTTCCGCTTGAACCCGATTTGCATCAATTTGTTCTTGCCTTAAATCGCAACCCCAATAATTTCGATCTAACGCACCAGCAACAATTCCCCTAACGCTTCCACCGGCAAAAGGATCAACAACTTGCCCCTTTTGTGGGCAAAACCATTTCATTGCAAGTTCACAAACAACGGGATCAAAAATGCTAGTCGTAAATTCTTCACCATTGTCTAACTTTATGCCCAATCCTTTGCCATAGGTCATTCCCGCCGAACGTCCAATTTCACTATCTATTCCCAATGATTTCCATGCACGTTTGCGTTCTTGCCATTCGCCTTGCTTACTATCTAAAATAGTAAAAGGCGGGATCGTAAAGCGTTGCGCGACAACGCCATTGGCTTTTGGTTTGATAATTTCACCAAACAAATCAACGCCAAATAAAGACACTTTTTCCATAAAATTTCCCACTTTTAAATGCCCCCTTGAAAGAAACAACGGCAGGAGAGGGGGTAACTCTTTTCGGTGCGCTCATGACTTCGCACCTAGCCGTGTCCTAAAAAATCTTACACCATCTTTTGCGCTTCCGCAATCTGTTTCTTGTACTTGTACCGCAGCACCTGTTCCCAGGCTTTAGGTACGCCACGCCTCCGCCAGTTGCTTACAACCGACTGTTTAACGTCAAGAAGGTACGCCAAGCGGCCTGTGCCGCCAGCATGGTTTATTGCTATTTCTAAGATGTCCATCCTCTAACTATATCACAT